ATAACTTAGGAAAGTGTGGCTTCCAAGACTGCACTCCAGGTACACCGACTGCCGGTATGCCTAGCATCCCGCTAGTAACTACCGCATCTAACTCACCTTCGCAGATAACTATATGCGGTGATAGTGGCAAGACATCTGCCACGTTGTACAAGTGTGCCTTCTGCCCTGTTGGGCTACCGTACTTGGGCTTGCCATCATCTAACCGACGGAACTTGAAGCCTACGCAACTGCCACCGGCAGTGATGTAAGGGATAGACATCCATCCTGCATACATCTCGTGACCATTTATCGGATCAGTTACTGTACCAAGTTGGAACTTAGCAGCTACAAGTTCAGATATTCCACGTTCGTTTAGAGCGACTAGCGCCTCCGGACTTACCTCTTGAGCGTATCGCTGCGCCGCTTCCAGTAGCAATTTCGACTGCGCGTTTGAGGCCATCCTTAAACTCCAAGTTCTCTATGATGCAGACAATACTGACTGCATTACCACCCTTGCCGCAGGTGTGGCAAAAGTATAAATTGTTATAAGTATTTATTACAGCAGACCTGCGTGTGTCACTATGCAAGCAACACTTAACCGATACATCGGATCCTTCTCGGACTTCCCCACCGAAGTAGGAAACGATTGGACCTATGGGGATTGCGTTTGCATCAGCGGAGTTCTTACTCCCTCGACCTTTACCCAACCTTGTCCAGTCTTGTGCTGGCATACACACCCCTTAAAGTCACTTCTCGTGCCAGTGCGCTGCACGCTTTATATGGTTAGCCTTGTTTTCCTCACCGGCTTTATAACAGTTGGCGCAGATCACCAGTCAAATCCTAAACCTAGTTCTATAAAAGGAATTGTAATAAGTAATTCTTTACGGTGATCTCCATCACCTGTAAACATAAAGTCAAACTTAAACTCCGGGTGACGTGATGTTAGGTTGGTTATCTTCATTCTTCTGTCTCACTTCCACTTTGGACCACCGCTTGCTCTGTGGCATCGGCTTCTTCTTGAACTTCGATTGCTTCCGTCTCTTCAACGGTCTGATCGTTGACGCCATTTGGGTCACTCCATATCTCTGCTGTTGTTAATTCACCTTCAGGTACTGGCATTGTTCTTCTCCTTTAACCATTGTGCTAGGTCTTGGATGACCCAGGCTTGATCTATTGAAGCGTTGCGACGCTTAACTATTACATAAGACGGCGGTACTTCCCCAAGACCACGTGCCTTAGCATAGTTAAGCGCCTCAACTTGTGCTTCTCTCCAGAACTGGGGCAGCGAAAGGGTTGCCCTGTTCTTGAGTTCAAGGATGTAAGTTTCCCCTGCGATAACAGTAACGATGTCGCCTTCATCCTTTGCTCCAGCTTTAGTCAGACGTTCTGCAATGGCTCCCATTTTACGGAGCCACTTCATTACATCTGTCTCAAACTGAGAACCCTTAGTCTTGTTGTACTGACTCATCTACCAGTACAACCTTATTTGTTTTGTAAACCATCTGACCTTCTTCATCTTTGACAATCTCGACTATGCCGGACTGGATCATCGCATTGAAGAAGTTAGCCAAGTCAACTTTAAGTATGGCTACTTCTCTCTCTACATCGCTCATTCTAATTCCTATCTATGGTTGTTCTGCGTAGTTACCTTGGTATCCAGCTATTACATCGTTTCTTAGCATAACACCCCACGCATTTTTATCAGATATCTGACAGGCTGCGTAGTTTACAAACAGTGTTGCAAAGTCTTTACCATCTGCAGTGTGTGGCCCAAAGCGGTTCTTTACAGCAGCCACCTTGAGTTCACCTACAGTTGGATCATAGCCAAGCGTTAGGATTAACGCCGGTAACTGACTGACCTTACCGTGGATGGCACGTCTAGCAGGTGGTGTAGATGGTGATCCATACTCACTCTGCTCAGATACGTGGTGTAGCACAAGTACGCAGGCTTCGGTCTTACGTGCCATATCGTGCAGTTCCATCATTATCGCACGTAAGCCAGCCCACTCGTTGTCAGTCTCTGCTGCAACGTTCATTAAGTTATCTATAACTATCAGTTCGGGAGCCTCACCGTATAACTCCACATATGCTCTGATCTCTAACTCGATATCGTCTAGTGATGGTGACGAATCAAAGACCCATTTAATATGATTTAGTTTTCCAAAGTGTTTATCGTAGTAGTGCTTATCGTTAGATAAGTTTAACTCCACCGATACCTGTGAATGACCGGATGCAGCAGATGCTGCTCTCATCATTACAGTTGTGGTATCTGTATCTGCCGAAAAGAAAAGCGTTGATACGTTTGCCTTCATCGCATAGATCAGGGCGAACATAGACTTACCAGCGTTAGGTGCAGCAGCTACCATACAGACCTGTCCTCGACGGAACTTAATCTGCTTTGCTGCTAGCGCCTGCCACACGTCCGGCAATGGTGTTGCTTTGGTAAGCACACCACTCCAAGCGCGGGATAAGTCAAGCAACGCTACTCCCTCTTAAATGTATATTTTTTTGATTACGTATTCTACTTCTTGCGTTCTCTGAAAGACCGCCCCAAATACCGAAGCGTTCATTCTTTATGCCCCACTCTGCACACTCAGTACGGTGTAAGCAACCGTTGCAAATAGACTTTGCTAATGCTGTGTCTCTTGAATTAGATTCCTTTTCTGGAAACCAGAAATCTCCACCTACTGAAGCGCAAGCAGGGTTTTCATACGACCCTGGATCGCGCACAGATTATCTAATCCAGATAGTTTCGCACTTGTCTGTTGCACCCTTTGGTGCAGCACACATATAGCCCTTCCAAGGACCCTTAGCTGATGTACCTGAACGGAAAGCCATTACTCCGTGACGGCAAGACTGATCTCCACCTGCTGGTGCTGCAACTGGTGTTGCATTAAATGCTGCAGCAACTGCTGCAACTGTTGGTGCTGGTGTAAGTGAAGCGATCTGTTGCCCACCTTGGTTTAGATCCATACCGGTAGCACGAATGTTAAGTGCGTTCATTGCAATATCTGCAAGACCTGTTTCTAGTTCTGTGACATTTGTTGCATACAAATTGATAAGCGTTCCATCGGCTAACTTATAGTTCACTTGGAACTTAGTTGATTCTGGTGCTGACATATTACTTTCCTCCATTTGGTTTGATGTTTAATCTAATAGATTCTTTACCGACAACCTTCGGTACAAAGCCTAATAGTTTTTCTACTTGTTCAGAGTCAACTGTCTCACGACCTTTGACCGTTGTCCAACTGATCTGAATACCACTGGCAGTAACGCCAACGGCTCCCTCGAAGGATGACTTCAAGGAATCCTTTTCCTTCTCCAGCTCTTTGATCTTCTCATCTAACTGTAAGTATTTTAATGCGTGAGTATCTACTTCTGCGTCCTCAATCACGACTTCATTAAGGACGATACGTTCTTTTATTATACCTACGCAACCCATCTCACCGGATGCGTCGTAGTATTGGCAGTAACTCTTACAGAAGTTTGCATCCTTCTCAGGTGCTGGTGCCTCTGTTAAATTCTTTACATTGCTTAACCACTGCAGCGCTTCTAGTGCAGAGACTTCATCGTATGGTTCAGAGTGGACTTTGATATCGCGCTCATCACCATCGCGTGCAATCGCTACCAGGTTGACTGTCTTAACATCGTGACCGTTCTTAGATAACAGATAGCCATAGACCTGTACCTGCCAGCGCTGTTGCACTGTTGGGAAGTATGAAAGGTTCTTAACCTTGCTTGTCTTCCAGTCAATGACTGCGCCGATACCCGGTACGAATAAGTCAACGTGTGCTTTCATATCACCATACTCAACTGCAGTCTCGACTAGGTAATCTTTACCTTCTGGATCTAGTGTGGTGATGGCATCTTCGATAGCAGCGTGAATGGCAGTACCCATAATGGCAGCCAGCTTTGACTGGTTATCGTTAGTCTCTGGCTGTCCGTTTAAGCGGTACCAAACCTTGCGACGGCAACCACCAATCTCTGATGGACCTACTTGTGTCTGCTTACTGCGATCACGCCCTGCATCTTTAGCGTGCAGTACGTGCAGTAGTAATTCCTTTGGATCTTCTATCATCTTTCATCCCTCTTTGTAAGCCAATAGTCCAGAGCATATGCCCCGACGAAACCAAATAGCAAACCGAATAGAAATTCGATCATTCATCCCACCCTCTCTGTTGAGTAACTAATTGAATCGGTGGACAGGTATTGATGTCAAGAACCGACGCGATCTTTACAGCTCTTTCTGAAACAACCTTTGCCATTAGCAGGCTCTTGTACGAATGTGGCTTCAAAGAATAAAGATAACCGAGTGCATAAGGACCGCCACTTCCTGCGGTAAATAGTCCGTGCTCACTTGCGTTAAAGGATAAGTCCGGACCGATAGAGAACAACATAGAATCAAAGGCAAGTAGATAGCAGAAGTTAGCTTCCTTATCCACCTCGTAGTTATTATCTTTGAACGCTTGTTGGATGCTTGGGATTATTCTCTTACCCATCCACTCGACAGGATCGGATCCTTTATATATCGGTGGCTTCCAGTTATAGATGAGGATATCACCAGGGCGTGAGTCACCGGTAACGCCGAGAATGTACTTACCCACACGCACGATCTTCGGAGTTTGCGTACTGATAACGCGCTGATCGTTATCGGTGATTTGGCTATCAGCGGCAAGAACTACAAAGTCAGGTCCTTGGATTCCTACCAGAGTTGTCATTTCTAAAGGATATCACAGCGTGTCGCAAGACACACATTTGGCAGGCATCTGTGTACAATATGAGCCGTAGGCGAATAACAGGAGGCGGCCCTTATCAGGGCCTCGGCGTAGCCGAGAGGCGACTGACCACAGGAAGGAGCCGTGCCGAGCAATGCGGTTCCACCCCTTTGTTATGCCTAAATTCCTGCGCCGTCAGGCGCCACTAGATGACCTTCCTGAGCCGTTTGGAACCGATTTAAGAGCCTTTGGACCCGTCCACGTATGTCCTTGTGGGTCGCAGGTCTTCAGCGTTATGGCAGCCTTTGATGACTACGAGCTAGTCTGGTACTTCCTTGACGCTACCTGCGTCAACTGCGGCAATCTCGTGCGCGTTCCTTGTCCGGTGGACAAAGATGAATCACAAGTTATCTGAAGTAGATGAAATAAATCGCAGAGCAATCTGCTCGGTTTGTGGTCCAACAAAGATAAAGATCCGCACCAAGAAGAACTCAACTCCCGCTGGTCGCTTTCGCTGCAGGACTGTCTATAAAAGAAACATACAGAAGAACCAGTATCCATATACCATTCACAAGAAAGATACCTGTGAGCATTGCGGGTTTGTTCCTGAACATAGCAGCCAACTAGATGTAGACCACATAGACGGTGATGGTCGTAACAATGACCCTGCTAATCTGCAAACTCTGTGTGCTAACTGCCACCGGTTAAAGACACACTTAAATAACGATAGTGACTCTGGCATATTCTAAGATAAGCAAAGTAAATCAACCTTGAGTTGAGGCGATAAGTACCCTCGACCCATACAATCACCCTACCCAGTACTGAAAGTGCCGCAACTCGCCATCTTTCCTGCCTTAAAAGGGCATAAAAAAAGATGCCCCCCACCCAGGATTTCTCCTGAGCAGGGGGCGGTTGCCTCGCGCTTATGGGCTAATTACTTAGCACCACGTCCAAACTCTGTGTTCTTTGGATCTATTGCCTTTAGCAATGGACCTGCAATAGCAGCTATACCTGCTGTTGCCAAAGCCTTTGGATCTGTAACTCCTGCAAGCCATAGCGCAATTACTGCAGCAATTCCAGCACGGAGATACGTTGCTGCGATAGCAGTCAATTTCTCTTTATTCATTTTGTCTCCTTCTTCTTAGGTAATGGCCTGACTGCTGCCTTTACTTTGTTTATGGCCTTTGGTTGGGGTAACCAAGGGAACCAAGGTTTTGTATCTTCTCCACAAGTCTCCTTTATGGAGATGTGAAGATGCTTTTCGTGCTTGTTGGATCCGGTGTAGACTTTGCTACCCTTTTCCTTTGACCAAATTCTGCCAGCAAATATTAAGTACTTAACACGGGGATCTTTCTGCAATTCTAGATAGGCAACAACGCAGTCAACACCATTGACAGAATCGTGCGTAATGTCTACCGCATATCCTGAGTTGTGGTCTGAGTTCGGATTCTGATGCACGTGCGCTGCCGATGGCAGTAGTCCATCACTTGCCTTCTTGCGCTTT